CGCAGAGTACAACGTTTGAAAAATGTGGTATTCTTGCAAGACAATGTGGTAGTGATCGACGGTGTGGCCATACTGGGCACCAATGGGTGGTGGGCGTTTGATTTTGATACCGACCTAGACAGTGAACTCTGCGCCGAATGGTATGCCCACAAAGAAAATCTCAGTCCCGCTGCGGTACACGGCATCAGAAAAATGGCTGCCACAGATGCTGCCTACATGTTGACCAGCATCAAACGACTACAAACACATCAAGATGTCAAACGCATTGTCATGGTCACGCATACAGTGCCCGATCCAGCCCTGGTCAGCCATGACATTGACGTGTATCAAACCGAGAGATTCAACATGCTGGGCAATCGATACATGATGCAGGCCCTGGCAGCAGATACCGAAAATAAAATTCATACTTGGTGTTTTGGCCACTATCACGGGTCAGTGGATCAAACACGCGGCGGAATTAGATTTGTCAACAACTGCAAGGGTCGGGGCGACACTCCCTGGAAAAGGCATGTATACCATCCCCAGAGAATTGTGATCGACTACTAGGCCATCAGCTCAGGTTCAAGTTTGATTTGCAGTGGAAAGCTTTGGCTGCGAGCTTCGTGTAAAACTTCAGAGCCTTTTTGTTCGGCAATTTCAAACGGCAGCACGGCCACGCATGCTGCACCGTCTTCGTGAATTTCCACAGTGATTTTTTCCGCAGTTTCTGAGGTGTAATCAAAATACTCAATCAAACTGCCCACCACAAATTCCATGGTTGTAGTGTTGTCGTTCAAGTAAACCACACGATACAGCGGTGGCTCTTTGATGGCTTCGTTGATTTTGATTTTTGTGCTGGTTTCACTTTGAGGCATCTTTGAGTCCTTGGGTTACACAGTGGCCGAACAGCGGCCACTGTATTTACACATTATATCAGTTCTGATATGTGATAGCAATGCTCTTAGGACGAGCTTCTTCGGGGATCACTCGTTCTAGGTTCACGCTGAGGATGCCATCGCGAATGCTGGCACTGCGTACTTCCACATGTTCGGCCAAGGTAAAGTTTTGGCGGAAATCGCGACTGCTGATACCACGATGTAGGTAGTCCCAGTCTGTGTTTTCCTCGGTTTTCTTGGCACCACTAATGGTCAGCACACGTTTGTCCAGGCTGATGTCAATTTCGCCTTCACGGAAACCAGCAACAGCCACTTCAATTGTGACAGTATCATCGCCAGTTTTAATCACATTGTGTGGGGGATAGTTTGAATTGCTTTGAACCTGCATGATACGTTCAAGATCATTGAACATGCTGTCAAAGCCAATACCAAACTTGTGAAGTTGTGGAAGGTCGAAACTACGAAGGGTAAGAGTTTTTGTCATTTGTATCTCCTTTATTAAGCAAGTATGACATACGGTGTAGCCCCACCATGGGCACTACACAGTTATTTATTATACACGATTCATGGGTTCTATCAAACGATAATTGGTAAGATAGTTCAGCATTGTGTCGCTTTTGGGTCGCCAGGTCATGGCAAAAAAACTGTAGAATTCGTCACTGTCAAAGGTCACACGCACTGTGTATTTGTGATTCTTTTTAACGTAGGCAATGTTGTAACAATTGCTCCAGTCGGTGAGATTTTTTGCAATCAAAAAGCTAGTGTACTGTGCGGCCATTCCACCGCCACCTGTGGGCAGTTGGAATTCAATGTACATCAGTAAAGTTTTTTGGGCAGGCTCTGTGCGTCTAGCTTTTTCTGCCAGCGGTTGCGAGCTGCACTTTTTTTGCGTTTGCGTTCGGTAGTGGGTTTTTCGTAGTGCTCTCTAGCCTTGAGATCATTCATGAGTCCACTGGCCTGTATTTTCTTTTTGAATTTGCGCAGTGCGCGATCTACGTTGCCATCTGTGACCAACACTGATCTACCATGAAGTTTAACCATTACTCTCCCTGAGTTGTGCAGGGGTATTTACCTGATCAATATCAATATCTACACACTTAACGCCCTGTCTGCGATACTGTGCTAGATAGAACATGTGCGGCAGCAACACACGCTCAAGCTCGCTGTGCAATCCACGTGCGCCAGTCTTGGTCAGCAAACTGCGTTCGGCAATGGCCTCCAGGGCCTGTGAGGTGAATTTCAGTTCAATTTGATCCTGCTCAAACAACCAACTGTATTGAGAGATATAGTTGTGTTTGATTTCTTGCAGGATACGTACCAAATCTGCCTTGGTCAGCTCTTGCAAGGCCACCCAGCTGGGAAAGCGACCCACAAATTCGGGTATCATGCCAAATCTAATGAGATCGTCTGGCATGGTTTGATGCAGTTCCACATGGCTGTCTTTGTTGACTTGGGCATTGAAGCCAATGCTGGTGCCACGCAGACGATTCCGTACAATATTGTCAAGCCCCACAAAAGCTCCGCCAGCAATGAACAATATGTTGGTGGTGTCAATTTCCACCATTTCTCCTGCAGGATGTTTGCGATTGCCAGTGGGTGTGACTCTGCACTTGGTACCCTCTACCAACTTGAGCAGAGCCTGTTGCACACCTTCACCCGACACATCTCGCGTGATACTGGCACTCTCGCTGCGACGGCTGATCTTGTCAATTTCGTCAATGAACACAATGCCACGTTCGGTTTTTTTGACATCACCGCCTGCTGCTGCAAACAGTCTGCTGATGAGACTTTCCACATCGTCGCCCACATAACCAGCTTCGGTAAGACTGGTAGCGTCAGCAATCACAAAAGGCACATCTAGGTAACGTGCCACAGAACGTGCCAGCAGGGTCTTGCCTGATCCCGTGGGACCCAGCATCAAGATGTTGCTTTTTTCAATTTCTACCTTGGGATCAGGATTGGCAATGCGTTTGTAGTGATTGACCACAGCCACGGCCAACACCTGCTTGGCACGATCTTGTCCAATCACGTACTGATCAAGATGTGTTTTAATTTCAATGGGATCCAGCGCAGCAGTTGTGGCGCTTTTGGCAGGCAGTTCTTCTTGCAGCAAAGTTTCGCACAGATCCACACACTCGTTGCAAATTGCAACACCCTCTCCTACTATGAGTTTGGCCACAGAGTCTTTGTGTTTGCCGCAAAAACTGCAAGTGGTTATGGAGTCATTTGATTTCATGTTTGGTTGTTTTCTAAACGTTGTTGAACTTGTTCACGCTCACCTTCACTCAGCAGATCTGGATCATACTGACCTGCTGCAATGCGTTGTATCAAATGATCTATGTAAGCGTTGTCGTAAGTATAGCTGTCTGTGCTGTTTTTGTCAATTAAAATCCAGTCTAAACCATTGAACTTGTAAACCACACTGGGCATCTGATCTACTCTCACAAAGGTGTCACCTTTGATGGGATTGCTGGGAAACTGATTGCCAAAACCGGTGACTGGCTGTCTTGGTTCAACAGAGTCAGCCACAAGGCGCATCCACGGCAGTTCAGTGATTTTGCCTTGTGCTAACAGTTGGCGTTGATGTTTGAGGGTGTCGTTGGGATTCTGTTCTTTCCAGGCAGTTTTGGCTGCTTTGATTTCTGGAGAATCTTCGTCCTCGTCAGGATCAACTATCTCATAGTTTTTTTTACTGGGATCGGCAGCCACCATGGGTTTGAGATTGGCAAAGTGCACAAACGGTTTGGCCAGATATGGATATTTTTCAAACCAAGGCAGTTCGGTTGCAACATCTTCTTTGGGCACTGGGAGATCGGCACCACTGTCCAAGGCTCGGGCCACAGCACGTTTTTGATCTAGATGTTGTTGAAACTGCTGCATTTGCTCGTCAGTGAGAGCACCGTCATCAGCAGGGTACTTGGGATCGTCGTGGTCCCAACCACCCCGACCTTGTCTTACCCATTCAAATTGTTTGTTGGCCGCCAAGATCAAGGCCAAAGCTAGAGGATCAAACACCAACACAATCATGATGATCATCCAGCGAACTGCACGTTCTAGTAGGTTCGTGTCAGGATTATCCCCATAGACCAAGGCGGCGATATATTTAATAGGGCCCACTTCGGCCTCCACTTTTCGTACTTCCGCCGCAATTGGAGCTCGCTCTTCGTTAAGTGCGCCAATCCTTTTTTGACTCTGCTCAATTTCGCGAAGTAAGCGACCACGCTCCGCCTGTTGGCTGCGGCGTATTTGAACCGCTTTCTCTGCACCCGTTTCTGATGTTGAGCGGCCCATAATTTGGTCCACTGCTTCGTCAAGCTGTTTAAGCGCCTTACGATTGGCATCGATGTTTTCCCTCTCAATTTTGATCTTTTCATCGTAGATTGCAATCTTGGCCTGCACATCACCAGACACTAAGCTTTGATCTGAGTGAGCTTTAGATAGGTATCCAAATATGCCCATGCTGGTCAAGATCATGAGAAATGCCACAGCTGGTATGAGATAGGCCTTGAATGCCCAACCAGCTCTGCGCCAATTGTTGTGCAACCAAACAGTAGCAGCAATCTTGCCCAACTCCAAACTGCCGCCCATGATGATCACAGGAATAGTGGCCGCTGAGAATATGGCCACCAGACCAGCCACTGAATAATAGGCCGCCACAGCACTCAATAACAAAGCTGTGGCCAATATACAAAGTCCAAAAAGCATAGAATTTTATTTATTGGTGCATGGCATCACTTCAACTGCTAGTTTTACCGCACACCATGTGCCAAAAGCAGGATCAGGCACTTCAAACCATACCGGCACCACGGCCTTGACCCAGCCATTGCGTTCCAGTTTGCGTTTGACTCTGGGTTGTGCCCGCCAGTTTTTGCCATAGGTGGCACGTGCTTCGTTCATGATTCGGTACCACTGTGTCGTTGTGGT